CTGTGGGCGTTACGTGTTGTCTGAATTGAAGCGTTGCAGTGTTGACAATGGCAAAGAAGTGGACCTATTTTTGTTGTTGCAGCATTTGCCAGTTGGACATTTCATTATTTTCAGGACGTCAAAGGAAAATTGGTGCGTGGTTGATGGGCTCAACCAGCCAATCTCAGACCAGCGCATGGCCAGTTCCAAGTTCCTGGTACTCACTCGCAGCAACAGCACTTATCACGTTGCCCATGCGAGGGGCTTTGAAAATGTTCATCAGATACTCAGTGTTGACTCGACGGGAAAATCTTGCATTACAATGGAGAATTTCATCCCGACAGGAGAGGCCTGCAAGTTCCTACCGGATCCCACTATTGATTTCAACGTGCAATTCCGGACAACCAAGCAACACGCCAAGAAGATGCTTTCTGATCTCGTGGCGTTTGAGAAAAACAACGGCAACATTCCGATATCATTCATCGAGTTTGCCGGACTTGGTAACCGCGATCTTGCGCAGGCCTACTTCGGCTTCAACCCATACAAACAACTCAAATCCATCCAGGAAGGCCACATCGCAATAGGCCTGAGGAAGTACTTTTTGGCAAACTATTTTATGCCGAAAAATTACTACCTGGATGCAGCTGGTGAGACCAAAAGTGCCAGGCTGCAGGTTAAAGAGTATGCGGAATTGTTGAGCAGCGCTGAAGGGGCCAAACCTTGCTCGTTTCGAGAAGGATACTTGGTCCGCGAAGGACAACTCGTTCCACTTCCTGTGCCCCAAGTGGATGAGAGAACAGACTCAGATGCCAGAGTCTTTGCATGTGCTCTTGGGCTAATAAAGGATCACAGAATAAATCTCAGACACGCGAGGGCGAATGAGATGTTTCAGGCCTTGAGGAACTGTAGGCCTATAGTCAGCAATATGGACAATTCCGATGCATCCATGTTGTTGCCTGGGGGTGCGCGGGGCTACGCACCAGGTTGCCCTAGTGATGAGAATCTCGAGAAATGGCGGAAGATTGAAGTGTTTTTCTGGGATGATCAAGTGTGGGAAGGGAAGTTCGAAGTGGTCGACAACCAATTGTCACCAACCGACGAGGTGAAGCGATTCATCGTCGGGCGAACTGTTGTCGGTCTCAAGAAACCCGCCCTTCCTCAACAACCCCAAAAACCGCCCAAACCAGAACCGCCCAAACACCTGCCCAAGGCCCCGGTTCCACCAACCAAAGAAGTTTCGGACGACGCATTGTCCAAATTCTTCAGTTTCCTCAAGAAACAGGTGGGATATTTTTTTACTTGGCTCAAGACCAAGTTGGGTCAAATCTTCCAGAAAATTAAGGAAGATGGGGCAGATTGGTTGGGAACAATCTGGAACATCGTGCTGTCCGTGCTGGGCGGCACCAAAAGAGCCACCGAAGCCCAACAAGAGGTGGAGAACGAGATAAACAAGTGTGCTGCTGTTGGATGTGCTAAAACAGCGAGGTATGCTTCATTTCGGAGGTGCGGGGATTGCATGGCAGAGAACTTGAGTGTGTGTGGGGTATGCACGCGTTCAAGCATTTTTGGTGTGTGTACCAACTGCAATACTGGCACGGAGGGTGAGAGAACGGACCTGACACAGTTCCTTGACGATTTTAACGACTCAGGGGCTATGCCGGGAATGGCCGCGGTGGGTGAAATGGTGGGTGAGATCTTTGGATTGGGTTCCGCACGAGGAAGAGCAGATAGTGCATCAGTTCTGAACCGAGCGGGTGAGCACCCAAATGCCGAAGAAGTGGAGAGTGATGGGGAAAGTGGCGAGGAAGATGAGGAGGAAGAAGAGGAAGAATTTGAAAACAATGATAATGCTTCAAATGCGGAAGGGAATGATGGCGAAATTGATGAGGAAAATGGCTTTGAACAGGTTGAAGCGCCGGATTTGGACTGGGTAAGCTGTCTAGCACAGGCGCGAGACGCCGTCTTTCAGACGGTAGAACCAGAGCTCGTACCCGCCGATATCGTGCCCGGCACGGACAACTCAATGCCCATATCATATGGGTTCGTCGCGAAAGTACGTGACGTCCTCGCTGAATTCAACCCATTCTTTGACCGTCCTATCAAAGGAGAGAGCCGAACCACATTGGTTGGGTTGGTATTTACTGACACGGTCCCGCTTGTTCTTGACCCTGAAGTCGACAATCGTGGGTATGCCACCTCCGTCCGACTCGTATGTGACAGGGTCACATTGCGGTTGGCACAAGTCACCACACAGCGTGGCTACATACACAATCACGGGCATAGGGCAGCCCGAGATCCAAGAAAAACAAAGGAAGTGCCTTATTGTGTTGAGTATTTGAGCGAATTAACCGTCAAATACAGTGCTCTGAACAATGCATCCGCAGAGGGAATGAAAAATGTGGTGAATGCAATTGCCAATGACTATGCTTACTCCAAGTACAATATTACGGGTGAGATAGTGATTGGCACAAAATTGGTCGCAGGGGCTTACTATGCGACCAGCTTGAACGCTAGCTTGTTCAAGCACGTCCACCAGAAGCCCAGCTAACGGGGCCGCCGGGCACTTAACGGATACAAGGTAGGTGATTGGTTCACCTGGTCCGACATGTGCCCAAAGGCGAGTTTCCGACTCAAATCCATCAATACCGCGCTGGCTGATGGATGGATGCCAAACTATGTAAACAACGGCGCGTGCTTTTACGGTGCTGCCTTGCACACCGCAAGTCTGGTTAGCAATGTCAATGCTGTTGCTGCAGGCTACAAGCGTGTTGCATTTAGGCACGCAAGCGACGATGAATTGAGAACTCAGTACCAAGAATTTGTTCGTGATAAATTTATCCCTCTGTTTATCCAGCCGCTGAGGGGTTATTTTAAATTATTTGATCGGTTCGAGTGGTTGGAAACTCGAGACATTAGCGCCTCAGAAAGGGCAATGTGGTTGAAGATCATAAAAGAGCTGGAAGATGACTGCTTGTCGAGTAAAGAAACTAGTGAGATATTATTATTTATAAAAAATGAGTTTTACTCTGACGAGAAGAAAGCGCCGCGGGCAATTATGCCCAGAAGCCTGAGATTTAGATTGTATTTCGGTTGCCTAATATATTCATTAGAGAAAGTACTATACAAACAACCGTGGTACATAAAATCTGTCCCATTCGCACAGCGAGCCGAATTTATCAAACTTAGATTTATGTTAGATGCGGTTTGCGCGAATGATTTCTCAAGCTTCGAGTCTTCTACAGACGGGTGGGTTCTGGATAATGTTCTCCGACCCATATACAAAGCGGCGAGCTACGGTTGTGATAAGATGATAGACGACTACATCGATTCACTTTCTCAGAACGTGACGTTCAATTACCGTGGCACAATCATGGAGGGAGAAGGTCTAAGAACCAGTGGTGACATGGACACATCGCTGGGAAATGCTATGTTTAACGTATCAATGATAATGTTTTATTACGATAGATGTGGCTTTGACCTGCACTCAACTCCGGTACTAGTGGAAGGAGATGATTCCTTATTCAGGCGGGGTGAAATAGACCCGGAAGATCATTTCGGAAGGCTAGGGACCACTTGCAAACTCGAACATCACGATGACGTACGTGATGCTTCTTTTTGCCGCACATATTGCGGGGGCTCAGTCAGCATTACTGATGCAGCAGCCGCAGTGTGTAAATTGGGATGGAGCGACAGCAGCTATTTATGTGCCAATCGAGTTAAACTCCTTGGCCTATTACTGGCTAAATGCCAAAGCTATGCCGCTCAATTCAATGGATGTCCAATTATTTCGCCAATATGCTGGGAAATTATCCGCAGCCTCAGAGCCATCAATGTGAGAGTCATTGCACCAGAAGACTGGTGGGAGCGCGAAAAGCTCCGTGGTTTTAATCTGTGCTGCGAATTGTTGCCCAGTGAGTCAGATCGTGTGGAGTACAACAGGCTATTTAGAATCTCTGCGTTGAGTCAAAAACGCATCGAAGATGAACTCATTGCCTCTTGGTCCACTTGCTTGACTGGCGAAACCGATTGCTTGACTAGCAACACATTGCTAGCGCTTGTCCCAGATCATTGGAAAAAGAATTGGTGGGACAACACAAGCGAGTTCTCGTTGGGATGTGAATTAAAGAAGCAATTCACTAAGTACTGGACAGCGCCCAACGAGC